ATGCTACTCTGGGCACTAATCGTGTGTTCCTCTTTGATCATTTCGGCTCCCTTGCTATTGACAACGTGCTTAACCGCATACGATATATGTCCAAGGCTTGTGATTGCCGTGTTGTTTTCTTGGATCACATCTCTCTCGTTGTCTCTGGTATGGATGGGAATGATGAGCGCAAGAGCATTGATGTCTTGATGACTCGACTGAGGACATTGGTGCAGGAGACAGGTATCACCTTGATCTGCGTATCGCACCTGAAGCGACCCAGCACATCGAACAAGGGGCACGAGGACGGAGAAGCTGTCTCGTTGTCTCAGCTGCGAGGCTCAGGTGCTATCGCTCAGTTGTCCGATGCTGTGATTACTTTAGAACGTAACTCCATGAGCACTGATCCTAATGTTCGTCATACGACCAAGGTAGCAGTGGCTAAGAATCGCTACAATGGACTCACAGGGCCAGCGTGTGCATTGAAGTACGACATGGATACTGGCCGCATGATTGAAACTGTGATGGAGGAACTATGATGAACCTAACTTTAAAAGAACGTGAGCGATTGGCTTACATTGAAGGCAACGTAGAACTTGCTAAGGTGTTAGGACAGCTAAAAGATGCGGTAGATGATCTAGACTACCATGAACACTATAGTGAGGAATATGATGATTGAAATGATTATCGTAGGTACTATCGGTATCGGTTACTCCGTTGTAGGTGTGCTACAGTGGCTCAAGGGTGACATGGGTGCTGGTATCATGTGGATCGGTTACTCATTCGCTCAAATCGGACTTTTTATAAATTTGAAATGACTTGACAGTGGAACATTTTATGGTACAATGTGCCATAGGAGGAACCATGCCAGCACGTAAAGATTATGCAACTACACACGTATGTACAAAATGCGAACGCACACAACCAATCAGCAATTTTTGGAAAAGTGCAAAACGAAGACAAGATGGGACACAGGCTTACAGAGCTGTCTGTAAAGAATGTCAAACCAAACAGTCTAATGTTTATTCTCGTAACGCAGCTCTATCAAATTATGGCATTAGTCATGAAATATATGAAGCCGAGCGAAAAAAACAAGACTACAAGTGTCTTATTTGTGATAAACATGAAACAGAAGAACGACTCAGTAAGTTAAACATTGACCACGATCACAAGACAGGAAAGTACAGAGGTCTTCTTTGTTCAACCTGCAACAAAGGATTAGGTTTATTCTTTGACAATACAGAAATTCTTCAGAAAGCAATCGAGTATCTGAATGCGAATCGCACTTGATATTGAGACAAATTTAACGCACGATCACATATGGCTTTGTGTGACACAAGACATTGACACAGGAGAAGTGAAAGTATGGAAAGCTCCAACAGGACTTTGGGACTACCTCAAACAGGCTGATCTTATAATTGCCCATAACGGTATCGGTTTTGACTTTCCGATCTTAAACAAGCTCTGGAAGACCAAGATTGGACTGAAGCAAGCATACGACACACTCGTAGTGTCAAGGCTACTAGAGCCAACGAGGGACGGAGGACACAGCCTAGACGCTTGGGGAGCAAGACTAGGGATAAAGAAGTTAGACTACAAAGCAACTTGGCAGTGGATGAACGGGGAAACCCGCCTTGAATGTCCTTCATGTAAAGGGACAGGTGTCAAATACATCAAAGATGTAGGAACTTCTGAGCCTTTCATTGAAGAACACGATTGTCCAAAATGTAACGGATTAGGTTATACGTTAATTAACGGAAGAAGGGAAGATTATGATGGAGAGTGCTTTGATATTCCTCAAGGAGCATTGTTGGACTATTACTGTAAACGTGATGTTATGGTGCTTTGTTCTCTTTTTAACAGGCTCGATGCTGATGTTAACGATAAAGGCTTTGCAAGGGATAGCCTTATTCTTGAACATGCCGTGGCTGCAATCATAGCTAAACAAGAGAAGAATGGGTTCAAACTGGATGTCATTCACGCTACGTGCTTACTAGCTGAACTCAAGGGGAAGATGAGCGCTATCAATGACAGGATGCAGGAACAATGGCCTCCATACGAGGTTGAGCGTATCTCTGAGAAGACAGGGAAGGTGTTGAAGCCTGAGCTTGTAGTGTTCAATCCTGCCTCTAGACAACAGGTAGCTGATAAGCTCATTGGCTTAGGTTGGAAACCAACTAAGAAGACTGAGAAGGGTTCAGTGATTGTTGATGAGAGTACGTTGCAAGGCTTGAAGTTCCCAGAGGCTCAGATGATCGCTGAGTACTTCATGCTCCAGAAACGTATAGCTCAGATTGAGTCATGGTTAGAGGTTGTGGGTAACGATGGTAGGGTACACGGTAGAGTCATCACCAACGGAGCTGTAACAGGTCGTATGACTCACATGAAGCCTAACATGGCACAAGTACCAGCAGTAAAGAAGGACGATAAGGGAACTATCCTATATGGCACAGCCGGAGGATACGGCGTCGAATGTCGTCAGTGTTGGACGGTTGAGGAAGGTAACGTATTGGTTGGTGCTGACGCTAGTGGCTTAGAGCTACGGATGTTAGCCCATTACATGAAGGATGAGAAGTATGTCAAGACAGTCACCGAGGGAAGCTCTAAGGACGGAACGGATGTCCACACGGTTAATCAGAAAGCAGCCGGACTACAAACTCGTGACCAAGCGAAGACGTTCATCTATGCGTTCCTCTACGGTGCAGGGCCAGCGAAGATTGGCTCGATTGTCGGTGGTAGTGCTAGTGCTGGACAGAAGCTCATCGATGCCTTTCTTAAAGGGACTCCCTCGTTGCAGCGTCTACGTGATAAAGTATCCGTATATGCGTCCAAGGGCTATGTACCGGGGCTTGATGGTCGTAAGATTTGGGTTCGCAGTGAACATGCGGCACTCAATAGCTTACTTCAAGGCGCAGGTGCAATCGTTATGAAGAAGGCTCTCGTGATCTTAGATGAGAAGTTTAGACGTAACAAGATTGACGCTAAGTTCACCGCTAATGTTCACGATGAGTGGCAGATAGAGTGTTCACCAGACATAGCTGACGTAGTTGGCAAAGCTGCTGTACAATCAATCAAGGAAGCAGGGATAGCGTATAATCTACGATGCCCTCTAGATGGGGAATATAAAGTGGGACGGACGTGGCGTGATACTCACTAAGGAGTTTACTTGACAAAACACATTGATAAATACACAGTGGTTAATATTGATGGCTTATGGTTTGTACTGGAGTTGGGAGGAATGTGTGCCTTACGAATAGGAGGGCCTTTCAGCTCTAAAGAACACGCAGAAAAATTCAAGAAGGAAACCCATTGATCGATAAGTCAGACAAATTAAAATCTCAGATCATGCTGAACATAGGTGAGAATTCTTTCACTCTATTGCACAGCGATGATCTAGATCTCCTTGAGGTATACTTGGTGCTCTCAGCAGCCCTAGATTACATCGAGGATGAAGCAGAAGCTATCTCTCGTCGAGAAGGTAGTTATTTACAGTAAGTGGGCTACGGCCTAACCTAGTAAGGAAACTATGAGCGATCCTCCAAATGAAGATGAGTTTAGACAGTGGCTAAGTTACATACCTCATACAGGTACTTTTATCTGGATAAATGGAAGGTATAAAGGCTTGGAAGCAGGTTTTGTTCGAAATGATGGGTATGTTCAGATTAAATTCAAAAACAAGCCATATCTTGCACATCGACTTGCTTGGTTATTAATGACAGGGCGATGGCCTACGTTGTTTATTGACCACATTAACCACGATAAAAGAGACAACTCTTTTGCGAATCTTAGAGAAGTTACAAAATCTGAAAACTGTCAGAATGTAAAACGAAACGGGACTCGTCAGAAGAATGGACGTTATGATGCTAGAATCATGACTGACGGAGTAAGCAAGTATTTAGGTTCTTATGAAACTGAAGAAGAAGCTAAAGGTGCTTATTTAACTGCAAAGAAAACGCTACATAGTGTAGCTTCTGATAAATGTTTTAAAGGAAATTGACATGAGTGATCTTAAGGCTGTAAAAATTTCTGGCGCCCTTTACTGGAGTAAGTGGATGGCTGAATTCAACAAAGCATTCAACACCGACAACGATCGCTACGAATGCACCATCGGTAACATCTCCGATGACGATGCAGCGAAGCTCACTGGGCTAGGCATCAAAGTCAAGCACAAGGATGCTATGGGTAACTTCATCGTCGCTAAGAGCAAGTACTTGTTCAAGCCTACTGACGATAAGCTCCAAGAAGTGCCTATCGAAGCTCTCGGTAACGGTTCTAAGTGCGTAGCCATCGTAGGCTCGTACACACACCGTATGTCAGCTAAACACGGTAATGCTCCATCGCTGAAGACAATCATGGTCACTGAAGTGAAGACTTACGTGCCTGAAGCATCGACAACTGTTGAAGATGATGAGGCTCTGTAATGATGAATTTACAAATTTCAAAAGCTGAGAACGGTTTTCTTATTACTGTAGGCGGTGATACTGCGTGGATGGGCCGTGATGCTCGTTTTGTTTTCAATACATGGGAAGCAGCGGCAGTATTTTTGGCTTCTTTAAATGAACGACTCAAATAAGGAACGTCCTAAGTTAGCCATCATCGATGGAGACATTCTGGTGTACCGAGTAGGTTTCGCTAGTGAAGACGTTGATGAGGCTATCTGTTTGGCTCGTGTGACTCAGCTAGTTCATGAGATTGTTTTCGATGACTTGAAGTGTGACGATTACAAAGCGTACATCACAGGTCGTAGTAACTTTCGTAATGAGATAGCAGTCACTGAGCCTTACAAAGGGAACAGGAAGGATGCTAAGAGGCCAGTGCATTACGAAGCTATCAGACACCATCTCCAGCGCCTAGGGGCAGAACTGGTTGAAGGTCAAGAGGCAGACGATGCAGTGGCTATCGAGGCAACTAAGACGGGTGGATGGATTGTCTCCATTGACAAAGACCTAGATCAAGTCGCTGGTTGGCACTACAACTTCGTGAAGCATGAGGAATACTACGTTACTGAAGAGGAAGGTCTTCGTAACTTATTCACTCAGGTGCTCACAGGGGATCGTATTGACAACATCATTGGCTTGAAGGGCATTGGGCCTAAGAAGGCAGAGAAGCTTCTACAGGATTGTAAAACTGCAAGGGAATACTATGACGCTTGTCTCAAAGCTTACGATGGTAATCAACTTCGTGTCGATGAAAACTTGATGTTGCTATGGCTACGAAGAACTCCAAACCAAACCTGCCCTCATCTTTCTATCTTGTTGGGTGTCAATGGACAGTCAAGTACGTAGAGGACTTGAGCGAGTACGGTAAATGTGATTGTGCTACATTCATGATTTATCTTCGCTCAGGTATGAACAAGAACTTCACCGAACAAACATTCTGCCATGAACTCGTCCACGCTATCATGTTCGCTATGGGACATACGCAGCACGATGAGATCTTCGTAGATGCCTTCGGTGCTCTACTTCATCAATACGAACGGACAAAACTGTAAGATGGTAACTCGTAAAGTAACAAGCAACGTAAGAGCTAACGCTATCAGACACGGGTGGCGTAGCGGCTTAGAGGAGAAGGTCGCTAATGCTCTCACTGAAGCGGGTATCCCTTTCACGTATGAGAAGACCAAGGTTAAGTACATCAAGCCAGCGAGTGAACACCAGTACACACCTGACTTCGTACTTGACAACGGTATCATCATCGAGACTAAAGGGCTATTCACTGCACTAGATCGTCAGAAGCATATGCTCGTGAAAAGGCAGCATCCTCACTTAGACATTCGTTTCGTATTCTCGAATAGCAAACAGCGTCTAAGTAAGGCATCTCGTACAACGTATGCTATGTGGTGCGTCAAGAACGGGTATATGTACGCTGATAAAGTAATCCCTGAAGATTGGCTTAAAGAACGTAGAAGGAGTGTTCACGATGGACATCGAATTAATCAAGGAAAATGACGACGGTAGTGCAGACTACCATGTTAACTTGAGTAACGAAGAGCAAGCACAGTTGATTCGCTTTGCCTTCATTGAGATGCTCAAGCGAGGAATCGAAGAAGGAAAACAATACGATGTCAAAACTGATAGTTCACTACAAAGATCCCCCGTTTAAGCCTGACTGGACTGACGGGTGCTACAAAGTCTACGTGACTGACCATCCTAGACTAGGGTGTCGTTTAATTACAACATCTAAGGTCATCAGGGATTACGGTGATGGAATCTTTGAGACACAGTGGGTGGTGTATCATCCTGTTGACGGAGACTTCAATGACACTTGATCAGTACTTTCATAAAATTGTAACTAACAAACCAAAGGAGTTAACTATGTTTGATCAGTTTAGAGCGCACTTCATGTCCTTATGGACTAAGCCTGTAGCATTCGTAGCGGAGGAAGATCATCCTAAGATCATGGATGATGACTACTGGGCTTTCGAGATGGTGACTCACGAGTGGATTGACGAATGCGGTGTTGTACATCCTATCAAAGAGACACTCATTATCGAGCCTCATGAAACTACTTGGATGGAAGTCCTCGACCGTATCCTAGACGAGATGGGTAAGCACTATGGCTACAGCATCAAAGAGCAGGTGTACTACTCAGTTGAGTTCCCTCTCAATGAAGTTGATGAGCACACTGGTAAGCCCTTCGCAGGTCATGGACGAAGCCTCAACGATAAGGTACTTCAGCAGCTCCTGTTGGCCTTCCCTGAAGTGTACGAAGTTGACTTTAAAGAGAAGTTCACACTAGCATGAGAATCCTTTGCATACCAGACACACAGTGCAAGCCTGAGGCAGCTCAGGAGCACCTTACATGGGCAGGGAAAGCAATTTGTGAGTACCGTCCTGACATCGTAGTTCACTTAGGTGATCACTGGGACTTCCCTAGTCTCTCAAGCCACGACAAAGCAGGTAGCAAGTACTTCGAAGGTAAACGCTACTTAGCTGACGTAGCAGCTGGAAACACAGGGATGTTGACCTTACTGAACCCTCTCCATGCGCTCCAGAAGGCTCAGAAGGAGAACAAACAGAAGGTCTACAAGCCTCGTATGGTGTTCTTGAAGGGTAATCATGAGAATCGACTCACTAGGGCTGTGAACAACAATCCTATGCTTGAAGGTCTACTGACCTACGATGACCTTAACTTGAAAGATTGGGAAGTACATGAATTTTTACATCCTGTTTTTATCAATGGTGTCGGTTTTAACCATTACTGGCCTGTTGGAGCTATGGGACGCCCTGCTGCTTCTCCTGCCGCTATCATTAGCAAGCTTCATATGTCTTGTGTCGCTGGTCATCAACAAGGTAAACAAATCGCCTACGGCAAACGTGCTGATGGAAAGCCTATTTGCGCTATTGTTGCTGGCTCTTATTACCTTCATGACGAGGATTATATGGATCAGCTCAGTAACCGCCACTGGAGGGGCCTACTGGTGATGAACGAAGTAGAGGACGGACACTTCGATGAGATGTTCTTATCCATTGAATATTTAGAGAGGAAATACAGTGAGCAAACCGACAATAAAGGAAATTGAGGAATATATGGCAGGATACAACATGGGTTCACCTATATTGCCTGATACCATTCCTTCAGCTCCTATAAAGACATCAGGATCCAACATTGAAGAGTGGAAAGCCAACTTAATTGCTTTGGCTGAAAAAGGGGCTAACGGCATGGCTAAGGAAGATTATAATGTAATAAGTAAACCAAAGCATTACATGCTCTTTGAGGACAAAAACATTGAAGTGCGTGATGTCCTTGTTAAGCTGGTAGACAAGGTGAATAAAGCAAGTTTGTTGCCTAGCTATCAAGATGCTCCTTTGTTTGTATCAGATTATGTACAACTTATGCAGTACTTAATGCGCTTCATGGACAAAAATGGTGTAGAAGACCTCAAAAAGGCTCGTTGGTATCTTGACAAGATGATCGAATCATACTAAAATACATGCCCTTCAAAATTTAACAACAACAAACGTGAAAGAAAACATGACAACTTTGACACCTTGGTCTTCAGTAGGCTACTTGACTTATAAGCGTACCTATGCTCGTCGTTTGGATGAGAACGACATCAATAGCCCCACAGAAGAGTTTCCTGACACTGTAGAACGTGTTATCAAAGCTTGCGACAAGCAACTAGACTGCGGCTTTACAGCTGAAGAAGAGCAACGCCTACGTGATTACCTCTTAGGTCTAAAAGGATCTGTAGCAGGGCGTTTCTGGTGGCAATTAGGGACAGATACAGTGGACAAACTAGGTCTTTCTAGTCTCCAGAATTGCGCTTTCCGTACAGTAGATAAGCCAGTCGAGCCGTTCACTTGGGCTATGGATATGTTGATGCTTGGCTCAGGTGTGGGCTATAACATCCAACGAGAAAACGTCAATAAACTTCCTCCAGTCAATGCGGATTTTAAATGCCCTATTCGTGTTGTCGATAGTGGGGCTGACTTCATCGTTCCTGACAGCCGTGAAGGATGGGTTGCTTTATTGGGTAAGACACTCAAAGCTGCTTTCTTGGCTCATAGCTCAGGTAAACAGACGTTCACGTACTCAACACAGTTGATTCGCTCCAAAGGCGCTCCTATCAAAGGCTTTGGTGGTACAGCCTCAGGCCCTGAAGACCTCGTGTGGGGTATTGAGCAGATCTCTAAGGTATTGGAGAAACGCGCAGGTAAGCAGTTGCGTCCAGTGGATTGTTTGGACATTATGAACATTATCGGTGCTGTTGTCGTTGCGGGTAACGTGCGCCGTAGTGCTCAGATTGCTATTGGAGATGCCGACGATGTGGAATATCTACTTGCTAAGCGATGGGACTTGGGCAATATCCCTAGCTGGAGAGCCATGTCCAACAACTCAGTCGTGTGTCACGATATTGGAGATTTGCACGACTTCTTCTGGGATGGTTATGAAGGCAAAGGCGAACCCTACGGTCTTATCAACCTCAAACTCTCACGAAAGATCGGACGATTGGGTGAGACTCAGTATCCAGATCCCAAAGTTCAAGGTTATAACCCATGCGCTGAACAGTCTTTGGCAGACGGTGAAACCTGCTGTCTTGCTGAAGTATTCTTGCCTAATATCCGCAGCAAAGAAGAGCTTCTTGATGTATGCACTCTGCTGTATCGTATCAACAAGCATTCGCTGGCCCTCCAGTGTCACCAAAAGGTCACAGAGGCTATCGTTCACGAGAACATGCGAATGGGAATCGGTATCACAGGCGTGTTACAATCCACAGAAGAGCAGAAAGCTTGGCTGAGTGAGACATATACACAACTTCGCACCTACGATGAGTGGTACTCTCAAAAGCATGGTTTCAATAAATCCATCAAGTTGACTACCGTGAAGCCTTCAGGCACTCTGTCCTTGTTGCCCGGTGTTACTCCCGGTTGTCATCCTGCTTACGCTCGTTTCATGATTCGCCGTATCCGCATCAGTTCTAATCATGCGTTGGTTCAGGTCTGTAAGGATCACGGCTACCATGTTGAATATCAGCAGAACTTTGATGGCTCAGAAGACCATTCCACTGTCGTAGTGTCTTTCCCTTTCCGTCATCCAGATCACGCTGTGTTGGCTAAGGACATGACAGCTATCTCTCAGTTGGAGACAGTAAAGTGGTTGCAGGAAGTGTGGAGTGACAACTCAGTATCTTGTACTGTGTACTACCGCCCTGAAGAGCTTCCTGAGATCCGCAAGTACTTGAAGAAGAACTACAAGAATAATCATAAATCCTTGTCTTTCCTGCTACACTCTGAACACGGATTTAAACAAGCTCCGCTGGAAGAGATTACTGAGGAACAATACAATGAGATGGTTGCTTCTACACGTATTATCTCCGCTATTGACGAAGCTAACATTGGCCTTGACGATGCTGAATGTGCGTCTGGTGCTTGCCCTATCCGATAAAAAGTGTCGAAAGTAGGAATACTTATGCGGGTGGTTGAAATGATCACCTGCTTTCATATTATCGCTAATACTTGGAGGCACTGGTAATGATAGTAGACTTCTCATGGTCTGGGGGCTTTGTAGTCGGTATTAACCATACTGACCAAGCCATTGTAGAGACTGACGAAGATGAATACGAGATGGCTAGTGCTATCATGATTCATCTAGGCTTCTTCACAGTAGCAATACTCTTTATAGACTAGAAACAAAGAAGCCCCTCACAAGGGGCTTTCTCTTTTAAGGCTTTATGCCGTTAGGCTTTGTGGTATTCCTCTTCAGTGAGGATACCTGCTTTGTACTTGTTCTCCGGTCTGAAGATAGTCAGCTCTTGTTGTCTCATCTCAGGAGCAAAGCTGATGTGCATCCAGCGACCAAACTCATGGATCATCTGATCGAACTTGATACCTGCCTTCTTGACTTCCTGACACAGTTGCAGAGGGGTCAGCTTAGATGAGGAGACATCAATAGCCCAACCGTCCATATGTGAGGACACTTTAGAGCCTCCAACAGCCACGTTAACAGCTGGTAGACGCAACCAAGAATTGATACGCAGGGGGCCAGTAACGGCTCTCAGTTGCTCTAGCTTCTGAGCTGCTACCTTCATGTTCTCAAGTTGGACAGTAGAAGGTTGATTGTCGATACCGTTACGTACAGCAGTTTCACTGTAGGTAGCCTCATCCAATGAAAAGTGTTCACTTAGGTTCATTGTTGTCTTCTCCTACGATTGCTTGTGCGATAGCTGCTGATGCCTTACGGCCTGATATACCACCCATAGTGCCTACGCCCATGAATGCGATAGCTTTGAGGATCTCAAGGAATACAGCATCAATAGGTGCGAGAACTTCATCCTCCGGTACGAAAGCTACAGCGTACAAGACACCGAAGGCGATGCCGAGCACCATGACAGTGATAGCTTTAACCACAAAAGCCCATACTTGGACTTCCACTTCTTCCACAGTAGGTTTTACTATTGGCTTAGTCAACCACAGTGTTAACAATTCTTTCATTTCTTACCGACCTTATCAGCTAGTTTCTCCATAGTTCTGCCACCGAAGTAGAAGGACATAACCAACATACCCCATTGACCTAACAGCTCCACATAAGCCCCACGAGTCTCATATTCAAAGATGGAGGCTATAGCGAAACCACTATAAGCAACCAACAAGAAGATGAGAACCATAGGACGGATGTTCTTAGACAACCATGAGTCAGAAGACATATCAGCCTTCATGCGCTCAGTGAGGTTAGTCTGTTCAATTTCGTACTCTTTACAGTCGATCTCCTTGAGCTTCGCAGCTAACTCAGGATTGTCTTTAAGAGCTTGAGTGACTGCACTAGGTGAAGCCTCCACACCTAACTTAGCGGCAATAGCGTTCATAGCCATACCACCTAGAGGACCACCTACGGCAGTAGCCAGAGCAGGTGCTGCTGACTTTAAAAGGTTCATTAGTTCGTTCATTTGCTTGCCTTACACGCTTCAACAGCGTCCTTTACGATAATGTATAAATAGAGTTCAAAAGGTAAGATGATGCAAAACAACAAGGTAAGCAATACGAGGAAGCTTACGTAGAGTGTCTCGCTAGAAGTATCGCTGCTGTTAGTCCCCATATTTCCAATACCAATATAATCATCACTACGACCAGTGCTATACGTTTCCTTACCTTAGCGATAAGACGTTGTTTCTTTAATACTTCTTCTTTTCTATTCTTTATCGACAACAAGTGCGTTATCTCTTGCTTCTCCTGCACTATCCCAAACATCTCAACCACATCGCTATACAGAGCACCTAACTCAGCAGGACTTTGGTAGACCATGATCTCCCTGATCTCCTTCTGTAGCTTCTCCATCTCCTTCATAGCCACTACGTGATCTAAGGATATGTCCAGTAGCTCATCAGGCTCAATGTACTGAGTGTCTATCCTTAACTGCTGATCAGCTATCTTCTTCCTCATAGCTATCATCGCTTTAAAGAAGATCTTCAAGTTCTTGATGAGATCAGCTTTAATGTCCTGTTCGCTATGTACTACTTTAGCAATGCGGCGATTAGGGGCCTTATTCACCTCAGAAACTGAGGCGATTGTTTCCGGCGTAACAGTCTTAGGAGGCTCCGGTGACGGAAACAACTTACTCTTGATGAACTCCCATAGACCTACTACTTCCTCTACGTGCTCTTTAGCCTCGTCAAAGGTTTCCTTAGCTTTAAGGACTACACCTTTGTATTCTTTGTACAGCTCACATCCCTGCTGGATAGCCTCAACAGCCTTGAGAGCACCAGCAAGGATTATTAGAGGCATTTACTCCACTACTTCGTAATCGCTAGGGTTGTATTCCATAGGTGCTTGAGCCTTATCAGGTTGTTGTTCAGTAGCAACACCACCTACGACAACACCGCGACGAGCCAGAGTATGCGCGATACCGCCACCTAAGTCATTAGCAAGTTTCACAACACGGGCGCTAGTATCAGTCAGGTCAAGACCATCAAGTTGCTTCAAGGCTGAATTGACCTTACGAACAGCATCAGGATCAGTCAGGAAACGACCTAATTCTTCCTTAGTGGCTGCGTCTGCTTTGTTCACGAAGAAACGGCTACCGAGGTTAATGGCCTTGTACACTGGACTAGCAATACGATCACGCAATACAGACACAGCGCCAGCAGGAGACACGCCAGTAGCTTCTTCTAAACCTGTACGTTGCACAGTCTTCAAAGGAGTATTAATAAACAACTTGGTTTCCAGCTTATTTGCTGTCTCAGCCAGCTCGTTCAAAGCTTTTACATACACTTGCGTGCTTACGCCCTCTTTACCTTTAATAGCGAAGATCTGATCGTATGCGTTCTTATTGTCTTGGATATAGCGCAAAGGATCGTTAGACGACAAGGCGCTTTCTACGAGCTTGGCACGAAGTGTGTTAATAGCTGGTTGATTAGTTCCTGCGCCGCCGGGAGACAAGAATTGCTTACGGAAATCAGGGCTAGTCAAAAACTGAGAAGCTACGCCATCAAGACCAGACGAATTAAACCGTTGGAATATCTTGGCACTGTCTTGAGCATCTTGAACCTTCTTCAGATCTGTCAACTTACCTAAAGTAGCTGTCAACTCTAAGCCTTCACCGCTGATGTTCTTCAAAGCGTCACGCACTTCAGGAACAGCAGCCAAGGTGTCCTTATTGACTTCCGTGTAACGAGCCAGCTTCTTAGCATCCAATACACCGTCTTTAACTACACCGTAGCGGGTAGCATCAGCAAAGAAAGCATCCTGAATCAGAGGAATAGCATCGTTACGATCCACACTAGACAAATAATCAGTCAAAGCTGTACGGTTCTTAGTAATCGCTGGAATAGACTGCTCAACGAAGTCCTTGTACTTGACATCCTGTACGGTCTTAGCGCCATAAGGGATACCGATACGAGAGTAGAACTCTTTGTCCACAGCTCGATAAGCATCACCTAGACCATCAGGCATATTATCAATAACAGCTCCGATTTGCTTCTTCAGCTCAATCAAAGTAGGTAATTGCTCATCACTAGCATTACGCATGGACAAGTTAACAGCACGTTTGAGACTGTCCAAGTCTTTCATGGAAGCTTCAGGGAATTCACGAGAAGCTGCAATGAATGGCTGACCTGTAACAGGATCAATCATAGAGCCAGCTTCAACCTGAGTAGGACGGAACCGAGCCTTGATCAGCGGATACAGAGTAGGGAATCGTTTGAAGATGTCGTCATTCTGTTCCTGATTCACAAAGTTAAACAGATTTCCTGTCTCTTCAGACGATACTTTGTAACCTTGTGTTTCAGCGTTGTTGATAACGGCATCATACTTGCCGCCAAGCTCTTTACGGACTTGAGTCTCTTTAGCTGTCACCAAGTTACGAAGCTTATTACCAACTTCTTGAAACTCTGAACGCTCAAAAGCCAATCCTAAGTCTCCCAACTGCTCTTGGACAGTACGAGCGCGGCGTTCAACCACAGGTGCTACCTTAGTAGGTGCTCCAAGGGCATTAGCCATCTTAGCTTCAGAGACAGAACCAAATACTCGACCTTGACGAGAAGCCAACTGAGAAGCAGCTTCTTGTTCCAAACGAGCGTATTCAGCTTGAAACCTCAAGTCACGAGCAGCAAGACTACGAGCTGTCTGCATCAAGACATTAGAACCTTCGGCGGCAGCTAGCAGAGGAATCTTTACTCCAGTAGCAGCTTCCAACTCAGCAGCACGTAAGAGCTTTGCTTTGAGGTTAGGATCAGCCGTATAAGCCGAGGCAATCATCAAAGCTGCTTTCTGGTCTCCAAACTCTTTAGCAAGTGTGTTTAACTTGTCAGGGTTCAAAGTCTTACCAGCTGTGATCTGATTCAAACCAGCTTCAGCTAAGACAGCAGGGTTGACTAGACCTCCAACCAGTGAACCGATAGTACGTCCACCTTCAGTGCCTGTGTACGCTTGTCCAATCTGTCCACCTAGCTCCGAAGACACTGCCGTAGCAGCTGGAGTCACAGCAGTTGTGAAACGACTACTGCCGGGGATCAAATAGTTGTAAGGATTTAAACCTTCTTCTAAGCCAGCACCGAGCAAAGAAGTAAATGTTCCTTGTTGTGGCAGAGCGCCTGTACGCATCCCCATAGCTTGACGAGCTTTGTCAGCAGCTATAGTCACTTCCTCAGCCGTAGGATTAGCGGCAGGTGTACCCATCGCCAAAGGAGCAAAGCCTGTAGCAGCAGTAGCAAAGCCCATACCGGGGCCAGCAGCGGCACTAAAAGGAGCAGCGATGCCTCGTAAGGCTCGTTGACCGAGGTATTGTCCTGTTGTCATCTCAGGAGTATCTGAGACAACTTCATAATCATCTGGATTGTATTCTGCCATCTTTACTCCGGAACTAATTTACCATTACGGACAACTTCAATCTGATTTGTTTTCTTATTACGCAGTCGCGTTCCTTCTGGTGGTAAGTTTGAAGTAGTAGGTGCAGGAACAGCCCCCACAGTTTCGTTGTACGCTGGAACAACCATAGTTGGATTGACGTTAACTTTTGATAGGCGGTCACTCCAATTTTTAGAAGAGGAATTATAACGCTGTTCAAGGACTTTATCAACAGCTTGTAACACTTTAAGCTGATCTTCTTTTGTCTTAGCTGAAGTAGTTCCTTCAAAGAACCCTTTAACTGTGTTGGCAATACGCTCATCCAAAGAACCTGCTTTAACTAGACGATCAATTTCAGATTTAGATTTCTGCTTATCACCGCCAAAGGCAGACACAACGGTGTTAGCAAAAGCGGCATCAGCAAAAGGACTAGATTTCGATTGCTGTAACAAACCTAGAGCTTGTTGCACGTTAGCAGCTTGTTCAATAACAGGTTTATTCTCAGACAAGAACTGTTTACGCCAATCAAGTTCTTGATTAGTCATCTTGATTTCAGGAGACATGCCCACGTTAACTCTTGTTCCTCGTGGTTCGCCTTCAGCCTTAATTACAGCGTCAATTTGAGCTAACTGTGCTGGTGAAGCTCCGTTTTCCTCAGCTTGTTTACGATATTCTTGTAACTTTGCAATATTAGGTAAAGCAGCCATACGAGGCTCACGGACATTACGAGTAATCTGACTTGTCTTAACCGCAGCTTCAAGTTGTGCCGCTTTAGCTTTCTCAGCAGCCATAGCTAACTCACGACTAGCTTGAACGTCGTTATTTTCTAGAGCTGCACGAGAAGCGTTAGCCAAAGATGTTGGATCGTTAAAATCTACATTGCGTAAAAGCTGTTGACGCATACTTTGCATCTTCAACATAGGGTCTTGAGCGCCTAAAGCACTCCCGATACCGCTACCAATTTGGTAACCTGCTACGCGCAGACCAGCACTAGCTTGTTGCTCAGGAGTCAAGCGAGCCATCTGAGCAGCCATAGCTTGCTGTTGAGCTAACTGAGCTTGCTGATATTGTTCAGGCGTAGTAAATAAGCCCATAATAGAATCTGTTGCCATTATTTTTCCTTAGAATTCTTGAGCGTATGAGTCGTAGAAACTACCAACTCCGGGCATTACTCGACCTATACTAGGCTGTCCACCAAACAAACTAGCTAAACCTTGAGTAAACTGAGTATTACCAGCAGCGCCAGACAACAAAGAACCAAAAGGACTGTATGAAGCAGCAGATTTCAAGAATGGGGCAGCGTTACCGCCAGCAGTAGCACTACGACCAGCCAGAGAAGAACTCAACTCAAGCGGCTGTTGTCCCAAGGCTTCAGTAGCACCTGCGGCAGTCAAGCCAGCTGTGTAAGGCTGATACGCACTAGACAATAAGCCCTGACCGAACTGATACTGTTGTTGACCAGCTTGAGTGGCATTAGCAGCTAACTGAAGGTCTTGCATAGCACGAGCGTTCGCTAGAGCTTGATACTCAGGGTTAGCCATACCTAAGTTACCACCTTGAGCTACTGACAAGCCTGTACGACCTGTGTTGCTCAACTGGTTCATCAAGTTAGCTGACTGTTGTTCACGCAAAGGAGCCAACAGAGCTTGTTGATTAGCGATGTACTGTTGAGCTTGCTCCTGAGGAGATTGAGCCATGTACTGTCTACCCATAGCTTGAATACGAGCTTGGTCTTGGAGGTTCTGACCGATACCGCCCATCAGAGTATTCTGAGCAGCTCGTAACTCAGGAGACAACCCGTATCCAGCACCGATCAAGTTACCATTAGCATCATATTGGAAACCTGAGGATCCAAAGGTATTAGTGATGCCTACAGGACGGAACTGAGCAGCCTGAGCAGCTTGTTGATTACCTGCTTGAGCAGCTTGGCCTTGCTGAGAAGCGCCTAGAGCACCTAAGCCACCAGCAATCAAAGCAGGATTACCTGTGTAGAAACCCGCAGCTGTAGAAGCTATAGGGAGAATATCTGAAACTAAGCTACCCATCTTATTTACTCCAAGTATAAATGTGAGCAGAAGCTCCGTTATTTAATGTCATAATCTGCTTTCCTTTTGTCCAACCTAATGTGGTTCCGAATTTACTTAGTTTAGGGTTGTCTTCTGTCACAAGGGCCACAAGAGGCAAAGGAAGAAGGCTCTGTAATGTGTTTAAATCTGCTATGAACTTCTGCTTGATTCTACCTGTCCATTTAAAGATGTCAGTATGAAACCAGAGATAATTATCAAACCACTCTAGATACATAATGTAGTTATCTCTAATGACTACAGGTGTCTTCATTGTTACGTGTTAGTAGCTTCAAGTGCTGTAATACGCTGTGCTTGTGTGTCTACGATTGCTTTGAGTTCTTGGATGGCGGCTGTCAAAGTTGCGACCAAGAAGCTGGTGTCGATGCCTTGGTAACGTGGGTTGCCTTCAGCGTCAACAGCATCTTTTTCGCCCGTTACACAGTCAGGAACAACAGCTTGCAATTCGTGCGCGATAAAACCTTGACCGTCAGAGCCGTCAACTTTCCACTTGTAAGTGCATGGCTTTAGAGCAGCCACCTTCGCCAGCGCACCATTCATAGGCTTAATGTTTTCTTTCAATCGGTAGTCAGAAGATGTGACGTATGAAGTTGACGAGCCAGTAATTCGGATGTAGCCAGCAAGTGAGGTTGACGAATAAAAATAAATAGAATCTGAGGCAGATGTTGTGTTGCTGCGCCATGTTAGTGTTGGCACACCTGATACGCTGAGTCCAGTTTCTGTTGCAAATCCATAACTTCCAGCGCCGCCTACTGAGGGCTTTACTGTGCAATTGATAAGCAAGTTACCGCTGGAGTCGATACGGGCGCGTTCTGAGTTATTTGTGTAAAACCGCAGATAACTTGACGCACTACTACCTAAAATAAAAGTAGTTGTGCCGCCAAAATCAATCTCGTTTCCATCGCCCAAACGAAGCGACCCGTTTACGTCTAACTTAGCCGCTGGCGAACTTGTACCAATACCTACGTTACCTGACGCATCAATACGCATTGCCTCTGTGCCGCCTTCAGTAAAAGCAATGGTGTCAGCAACAGGGAAAAAGATGCCTGTGTTGGTATCGCCTGAAGTTGTGATTGCAGGAGCAGAAACAGTGCCAGCTTGAACAGTCGTTACACCTGTTGCCGATAGCGTAGTAAACGTACCAGCAGCTGCTGTAGTACCTCCAATTACTGCACCATTGATCGTACCGCCCGTAATTGCAGCAGAGGAGTTATCAGCCTTAGTAGCCACCGCCGTAGCAATGTTGTTAAACTCGGTATCGATCTCAGTACCGCGAACAATCTTTAAAGCACTACCCGGTGAGAGGGAGTCTTTTGAAGCAAAGTTTGTACTTTTTGTATAGTCTGTCATTTTGTGTGCATCTTTCCTATTACGCTATTTTACCATTTTTTGCGTGAATTTCAAGCTTCTGGATACTTAATAAGTAACCTTTAACTTCAGTCTCGTACCCTGTCTGAATGACTTTACCACTACCTGTAGGATAGACAGTGATAGTCTGTAGCGCTATCCCATCGGTATAATAAGCTATGCCATATTCACCAACACCGTAGTAGCTCACAGCTTGATCTGTAATAGTCACGTTCTGAGACTGGAAAGCACCTGTGAAATCGTAGGCCCACTTAACAGTAACTACTTGGTCAGTACCGCCGATGACAACTACTTTGAGTTTCTTCAAGATAGAAGTTACGTTAGGAGTGCCTAGATCAGTATGCTGAGTGTAGTACTGCATCCGATACGTCACATCATCATTGTCGAAGTAACCTGTGTACTTACAGATGAATCCGGGACGACCTAGCAACAAACTACCATCTGAACGCTGACAGAAACTCTTAGGCTCAATAGTGTCCCATGTGGTAACTCGTAAGCTACCATCAGGGAGTGTCGCCTTAGCATCGAAGCAATACACCTGCTTTGTGAGAGGTAAAGACAGTAAGTAGAAACCCTCACGAGGAGAGTACACTGACTTGATTGTTGCAGGATCTTCACCTGAGACAGCTGTAATGAGGTCATTACGTACATTCTTGGACAAGTCATTTAAAGGAGCTGACTTCTCTTGAATAGTACGAGAGATAGAACGTAGTCCAGTTTCAGACAAGAAGATAACATCTGTACCTGTGTTAGCCA